GGTGAAACTAAAGAAACAATAACATCTTTTCCTTGGTTATGGAGATAATGAGCTATTTTTTGAGCAGCATCTATATTAGCTCTTCTACCCTTTTCAGAGTAGTCCTTATTAGAAAATAGTTCTCTCATCTCATCTCCATCTATTCTATAAGCATGGGGAAATATAATATTTTTAACCTTATCTGCTAATACTGTTTTTCCTGAACCTGGTTGTCCTGTAAACCAATATATCATATTTATCTTTTATTCTGGTAATACCCCAATATATGAAAGAGCTTCCATATAATCACGTTCAACAAAAGTTTTCATGGTGCTCATATCCATTTTATGCGTTTGGCCTTCTACTTTAGCTTCTTCTTCCTCCCCCAATTTAACTGCTTTAACTGCCGCCCAATTCCATTCATCAATACTATTTCCATTAGCAAATACCATTCCTTTATCTGGGATATTTATAGTATTAGGCATCCAAATTAATTCAGTTTCGGGATCAGTCCAAGCTAAATCTTTATATAGTTCGGGAAGAGTTTCTATTTGTTCATTATAAAATTCAGAACCTTCTTTCATTAAACTATTAGTCCAAAACCCGCAGGATATACTAAGATAATTAGTTATATCTTTATTAATTTCAATTTTATAACATAAATCACCTCCGGATTTAGGGCAATTTATTATTCCATCGTATTGCATATTATTTTACTTTTTTTAATTTAGGTAAATTTAATTTTGGCATATTTAATTCTACCTGTTTAGGAAATTCAGGTATATTTGCTTCTAAAATATTATCTACTAATTCTTTCATTTTATCCCAACTAAAATTATTCTTAACATAATTTATTTGTTTTTGAGATTTTTTATTATGTAATTTATATTTTTTAAATATATCCATAAAAGATTGACCTATATGGGGAGCACTTGGTTTAAACCATTTTGCATCCTCAATTAACCAGTTATTCGCTGCACTTTTATGTACGTTTTCTAACTCACCTGGAATTAAAGTAACATTATTTTTATGTAAAAAATCAACATGACCAGACCAATCTGATGCCATAATTGGTTTTCCAGTTAAACTAAATTCTAATAAGGGCCTTCCAAATCCTTCCCCTTTAGTTAAACTAACCATAGCTTTTACTTTTGGATGATTATATAATTCATTCATTTCATGATCATCAAATTCACCGTTTAAAAGATATATATTGGGAAGTTTTGTAGAAGCTACAGTTTTTCTAATACCCTTAATTCTATTTAAAATAGATTCTCTACTAGTATATGAAGCTAAACCAACTGATGATTTTAGTATAAGAGCAGGGGGGTTAGATTTATTTTTAAATGTTTCATAAAAGGCTTTTACTAATAACCCAACATTTTTTCTATCATGTCCAAAATCTCCTTGCATCCAATGTCCAACAAATAAATAAGCAAATTTTTCTTTAACTTCTTCTAAATTAATAGTTTTTATTTTTGATGGAAGTATAGATTTATAAATGTTTAAATTTGCCCCCTCAAATACAACATGTATTGGTTTATTAAGTTTTAATTGCCCTACATTTTGTTTAGTATTAGGATCCACTTTATCAAAAATTAAAGATTCAAAAGTAGTTTTAGAAAATTTAGAAGAGACCCAATTCATATTCATTCTATTTAATCCTTCAATCCATTCTGCCTTACAGGCTGTTGCTTCAATTCCCGCAGTACATCCTATATTATATTTTCCTACTGGTTGGAATTCATTAGGAATAGTTATTTGCATCCAAATATCAGGTTGAGTCTGTTGCCAATTTTGTGGAGCTGTATGTGCTAATAAAAACTTCCATTCTGGATGATCATTACAAAACCCCCAAGACGTAGACCCCCATCTTTGAGGAAGTAGTTGCACTTCATATTTTTTTAACTCTATAATGGCTTTAACTATATCTCTACTTCTAGCCCCATACCCACTATAGGTATCGTAAGGACAACTTATAACAAATCTTGGTTTACTCATTTTAATATATAACTTTATGTTTTAAAAATCTTCCTTTATATTTAGTAGCATTTACTATTTCATATTTTTCTCTAGGTTTCCAAGTACTAAATAATTTTTCTATAGAATTAATAATAGTTTTTGCTTGTACTTCTGCTGTAAATCCTGCTTCATCAGACATAGCCCATTCTCTACCTTTTAAACCTCTACGTTTTAACTCTTTTCTACCTAAATTATAACATTCCATAATTCTATCAGATGCATCCTCCCATGTACATCTATCATCATAAATGTAAGGAGTTGGGGGTGATCCCTGAACCGATCTAGAAGTAGGATAAACAGGAAAAGCCCATTCACCATGTTCCTTATATGTACCCCTATGATTAGAAGGTACATTAGCACAAGGTGTAAACCATTTACCCTTATTATCTACAAATCTCATTTGATCCTGCATTCCACCAGTAACATTAGCTATAATAGGAGTACCTGCAAACATAGCTTCAGTAATAGTTAGTCCCCAACCTTCATTAGAAGTTAAAAGTATTTGAACATCAGCTACATTATATAAAAAATTTAAATGTTCTTGAGGTAATTTATTAGTTGAAAACTGAACATTATGTTCATATTCTTCATCAAATAAATATTCTTTTACTTTAGGTAAATCCGTCCCTGCATCAGTAACATGTTCTGTATGTAAAATAAAATAACAATTTTTAGCTTTTTCTTTAGGTAAAGAATCTAAGAAATGTCTAAAAGCTAACATTGCATCAGGAATCTGTTTTCTTCTAATATTTCTAGAGTTAAAAAATAAAACAAATTCTGCTTTTCTGCCCCCAAATAAATTATTTTTCCATTTAATGTAATCATTATACTGTGGGGTTTCTTTAGTAATAGGAAAATACATTTTAGGATTTATACCATGAGGTACGTATTGGAATATTTTATTTTTTCCAGCTTCCTCAAGTACTAATTTATTTATATTTACCGTTTGTTTAGATATACCCATCAATAAATCACATGCTTCGTAGTATGGTCTATTATACATTGGAGCTGGGTAGTCATCCCAAATATTTAAATATATAATGGGTATTCTTTTTCTTAATTCCTGTTCCATGTTAAATAACCATGCAAAATACCTTGGGTCAGTAATTAAAAATAAAGCATCTGGCTTTTCTAATTGTAGTAACTGACGTAATGATTCTGGTGTACCATAACCATTAACTGGATATATGGTAACAGATGAATCAGATAACCCAGTTTGTTTATCAGTATCCTGAGATAGATCTAATCTTTTTCCAGATTCTGGATGGTTAATAGCTCCAGCCATTTGTACCCAATTAAAATGTTGAGCTGTTTTTATTACTATCTCTCTTGCTACAGTTGCAACTCCAGAATGTACCCTAATATCATCACATATTAGAAGTATTTTCTTCCTTTTATTTTTTGGAAGATACTTAAAATCCTTATTCATTTACTTTTTGATTTATAATTCGAGATTGGTTTGATTGGTAATTGCCTTTCTAAAATCCTCATCTGTAAGATACAGATAAATAGATCTATCAGCAAGTTTTTGAAATGAAAACTTTCGTTTTACACATTCAATCTTAAAATTCTCAAATAAATCGCTTTTTATTTTAACACTAGTAAGTGTCATATCTTTCTTTGCGTTCATAATCTTTATTTAAATTAAAACATTTATTATACATATATAAGTATTAACTAAAATTAATACTTTATTCACAATATCCACAAGTACATGGATAACTTTGTTCTTTTATTTTACCCTCAGAATTAAATACTTGTGACATAAAATCACTTATATACTTTTTTGCTCTACCCAATTTTATTTTACCACTAGGAGGGCTAAATTCCTGTATTCTGGTTTGTACCCAGTCACAATTCTCATATAATTTTCTTTTGACAATAAAAAACTTAATATCTATTTTATCTAATGGGATATCATATAATTCTGAAAAATATTGTTTGTACAAAATCAATTGAAATTGTTTATCCTCATTTTTTTTCATTTTATCATGCCAACCTCTAGTACTAGTTTTAATATCAATAATAGTAAAAGTATCACTATGTTCATGATATAAAACTACATCCAACATTCCCTTAAATAAAATATTATTTAACATTTTATTAGGAGTACTTATAACAGGTAATTCTATACCTACCAAGTAAGTTCCTCTTTTTGAAAAATACCCACTTACTTTTTTCTTAAAAAATTTAAGAATTTCTACACCATCCTCAAAAAATTCTCTCATCTCCTCAGCACTAGAAAAATGTGAATTATTATTTTGTTTATATTGTTTTTTATAAGCATCTATAAATTTTTCCTGGAATAATGATTCTAGGTCTAATTCATTAGCTTTTACTTTACTTTTATTATAAAAAATAGATAAATAATCCTGTACTACTTCATGTATTGCTATCCCAAAAACTAAATATATAGAAACATCTCTTTGATTTATCTTATCTTTATAGTGTAGTTTCCACTTATGTGGGCACTGTTTAAACATAGATATTTGAGAATATGATATATTTTTTTGATATGAATAATCAATCTCGTGAGGAGGATTTTTTTGAATCTCCTTAACTATTTTAGGTAATTTTTTAGCCAAAATTTACTTTTTCCATTTATTACGCCCTACTAATAAGCCAATAATACCATAATTAGCTATATCAATAAACGTATCCTCCATTCCCTCTCCTTTAACATAATTTTTACCGTTAATAAGAAGATTTTTTAATCTTGAAATTTTATCTGTAAGTCTAATAGCCAAACCCGTAAGTGAAAATTTTTTATCTTCTGCGTTTGTTAAATCTCCCCCTAAGGCAATATTATTTAAACCATAATCCATATGTTTCCGAGCAAACATTTCATACATTTCTTCAGAGATTTTCTTATACTCTTCAGATAATTCAGGATATTCATTCTCAAAAATTTCCACAGCTTTACTTACTGTTACTCCTTTTTTTTCTTTTTCAACTAATTGATCGAATTCTTCCTCACTAATTAATTCAGCTTCTTCTTTTAACTCGTAGTATTTTTTTACACTATCACCCATTAACTTGCTCTTTAGTATTAAAATATTTTTCTAGTACTTCTAATCTTTCATCAGCAGATGCTAATAAACGTAAAGCTTCATTACAATTATCCCAATAATCCTTAGTTGAATGATCTCCAATCCCTGCTGGGTGGTTTGTTAACAATTCTATACTAGCTAAAGCCTTATTTTTATCTGCTTCAGCTTCCGATTTTAAAAATTTATACACTTGTAAATTCATAATTTAATTAATTTAGTTATTTCTTTTTTTTCTAAACCTATACTAGATAATATACGATCTATTTCTGTAGTTTCCAATATATTTATATATTCTTTGGCCTCTTTTACTGAACATTTATAATAATTTTTAATATATTCTACTAATTCCTGATTTGGTTGTTTAACTTTTGATTTAATATACTTATTCCATTTATTATTTTTTGGAATAAATTCTTTATATATTTTATATATGGCTTTTTTTTCTTGAGGTGGATATTCTTGAATATAATTAACTATTTCAAGAAATTCCCTATTCATAGATAAAAATCTATGAACCATATAACTATTAAAAACATCCCAATCTTTATCAGTAAATTTTTCAACAGGTGTTTTATAATAATTTATATGTTTTAGCCAATCAAATATATTAGCACAATTCATCCTTTAATTCCTCTCTTAAATCCTTAGGTACTGAGTCGGTTAATATTTTTTTAGTTTCAGGATCATAAAATACTGGGATTGGTAATAAAGCATCTTCATCAGTTCCTGTTACAAAACGAGATACTTTACGTAAAATTACTCCTTGAGCAAATATTGATCCACCATTAAAATTTTTTACTTCCGTAGTAGTTTTTAAATCTATTTGTGGTTGTTGTGGTTGTTGTTGCATAATTATTTATTATTTAAAATATTTGAAATTAAACTCATTGCATTTATTTCCTTATCAATTCGGAAATTTGCTTTATATTGATGATCATTAACTAAAATAGCTATTGTACCTTCTTTTCCTGGTGAATATTCTGATGAACGTTCATATAGTGCTCTAAATAATTCATCAAAATCATCTACATTAGCATCTGCTATAATTTGACGAATATCATTAAATTTAGATTTATTGGCTAAAGCAGTAATAACTTTATCTATGTAATTAGATGATACTAATATTGATTTATCTAATTTTAACACATTATTTTGTGTAGATAACTGTATTGTATTAATACACTTACGTAAATCAGGGTAGTATTGATTAACTAAAGGTACTAAGTCATTTATATTGTGTTCAATGGACTCTTTATTACAAATCCAACTTAAATGTTTAGCAACATCTTTTTTAGTTGGAGGTACAATTTTAAGTACTTGGCACCTAGATTGTAAAGGATCAATAATACGTTCTACAAAATTACAAGTCATAATAAATCTTGTAGTACGTGAAAATGTTTCTATTATGTTTCGAAGCGACGCTTGCGCTTGAATAGTAAGAAAATCAGCTTCATCTAAAATAACTACTTTTAATGGGGCAAAAGATGCTACACTAGCAAAACTGGAAACTTTATCTCTAATGGTTTCAATACCACGTTCATCAGAAGCATTAATATATAAGTGGTCACAATCTAAACTATTAACAATAATTTTTGCTAATGTTGTTTTTCCAGTCCCTGCAGGACCATAAAATATAAAATTTTGTATATCATTTTGATTTAAGTAGGCAGATATAGCCTTTTTAACATTTTCATTACCAACATAATTATTTAATGTTTTAGGTCTATATTTTTCTACTAATAAACTATTTTCAGTATTCGCCATATATAGAATATCTTTTTTCTGGTTCAGGTTTTACTTCAACTTCATCTGTACTAATAGCATATAATTCACTCTTTAATGGAGCTAATTTATAATCACCCCTAAATCCTGTTTTTGTCATATAAGCCTCTAAAGCATCAGTTAAAGTTTTATGTACAGGGCCATCTGGTTCATTTGCTACTAATCTCCATTTATCACCAGGTGGTACTCTTCTTGCAATAAGAATAAATTCCTCTATTATTTTAGTTTCAGACATAATATACGAAAAATATTTACATCATCCCCATCATTGATGGATCAATTTGTGGTTGTTTATTATCTTCCTCTGGGTCATTTGCTACTGTACATTCTGTTAAAAGTACTGTACCAGCAACTGAAGCAGCATTTTCTAACGCCGCTCTGGCCACTTTAGTAGGATCAATAATACCCGCTTCTTTCATATCAACAGTATTTTCTGTTTTAATATCATATCCTAACCATCCATCATTACCAGAATTTATCATTCCATCCGCAATAATTTTAGCGCTAACTTCTTCATGTCCAGCATTAACCAAAATTTGATTAAATGGTTTAGCACATGCTTGA